AATTCGGAACAGAGTATTCAACATCCGATATACTTTTAAACGGATGGTCATAAGAGCCGTCACAAAGTTCATCGTCCTCTGTTGAGTTGCAATCAATGTAATAAGTGATACTCTGATTACGCATATCGGCATGAGCGTTTGAATCTGCGTTATGTTCTTCAATCGCTTGCCTCATATCTGTAAAATCGACATAAACAGCCGATCCGTTGATTACTGCAGACACATTTTCTGCATCGTCAACAACAGCGATTATCTTGATTGAACGCTCGATAAGTACAGAGCCGGGCTCGGCAATAAAACTTGCCTGCTCACCGCTGTTGCCGTAGCAATAAAGAATTTCTTTCGTATCGTCATCGGGATCCTTGGCAAAAAGTCCGAGTTCACGATAGTAGAATCCTTCGGAAAGTTTTTCGTTGTTAAAATAACCACGAATGGCAGCATATCCGTTTGATACACTGATATCTGTGATGGGGATTGTTACCTTCGGTTCAAGCAAGGCATTAAATGTCTTGTAACTCGTTTCACCAAGGATACCTGAACCCATCTGAATTTTTGTAAATCTTATTTCTTCACCGTCAAGGGCACGAAGCTGCAAGACTTTACCTGCATCGGTGAATCTGGGCAAAAGAGGCATATTTACTCTCCTTTCATGATATATTCTTCCACAACTCCGAGTTGAGCAAAGAAGCCATGGAACTCATTGCCATCACGCTGCTGCGTTACAGTTTCAGATGTGAAATCGTGTTCTATGATACCGACATACATCTGTGCTTTTTCTTCCATTTCAAGAACGATTTTGTCAAGCCAGGCAGACAAACGCTTTACGTTTTCGGCAACCCGTTTGAACTCCAAAACATCCGCATCCGTCAAGGTTGTATCAGTTATGGCGATTTTGAAGTATCCAGGCTCGCCACCATACTCAAACCACTCCGAAATGGAAGCATCTCCGAAAATTGTTCTGACAACTTCCTCCGTGGCCGCCTTTGTGCCCGCCGTAGCCCAATACTGCAGGGCGAACTTAACAAGCTTACGCTTGAGGTCAAGCGGATAAGTCTGCTTATAATTCGACACTCTCAAGTCTGTTGCCAGAACATCAAGCACAGCGTGGTCAAGTTCATCAACTCTTGAAAACGTAAGCGATGCTTCAGCTATCTCAAGAATCCGTTTGAACATCTGCGATGTTGCATAACTCACAGCCTTTGCCCAAGGCTGATTTGCAACAATTGAAGGCAAGCTATCGGTTATCTGTGCGTTCTTGAGATTAATCATCTTCAAGACCTCCGTAACGAATCAGCTCATTACCACTCAAGGCAATATCAGTTTCGCTCACTTTGGTAAACACAGGAGCCGTCAGCTCAACTCTTTTTGCACCCGCATTCTTAATCCTTTTGACAAGCTCATCAGGATTTATATCCTTGCCAATTTTACGCTGCCACGCTTTATATTCCTGAATAGCTTTGTTGACAGCAGTCTGGATTGATGTTGCATTAACCGAATCACTGCGGTTTATGTAATATGTGAGAATTATCTCATATTCAACATTGGTGGGAGCTGCAACAGTAACTTCATCCGTCAGAGGACGAATCGGGTCAGAAGCGAGAAATTCCTGCATTGAATTGATAATTGTGTCGGTGGGAGCAACTCCGTTTTCAAGCATAAACAGAACAACCACCTCTGTAGGCGATGGAGTATACACTTTCACATCGTCTATATCCGTTCGGAACTGTCTTGCCCAATACTCATACGCCTCCTTCGGACCTGCCACAGAGTAACCCGCAGGAGCCATCAAAACACGATAAGTGAGGTCATCATCGCCCTCAACATCATCACCACCCGATGTGGGAACTGTGTTTGTCACGCTCTCGATATACGGTATCGGATTTACAAAATCAACAATTGTATTGGCAGGCAGTCCGTTCGCACCTTTTCCAGGTTCAATTGCGGTTGCCTGAACATCTACAAAAGTCTGTCCGGCAGGAATTTCGGCATATTCATCGGTTGCAAATCTGTTTCCGTTCTCGTCTGTCACCTTGGAGTGTGCAGGAATGCCCGTCACGCTCGTTCTAACAGCGGAGATTGTGAAACGGAGTGTAGTTATAGCTCCCGTTGCTTTTCGTCTGAAAATGCCCTTTAATGCGGCAATATGGTCAAGATATCCGCCGTAACTGTATTTCAGCAAATCAACCTTACCTGCACGGTCAATGAATTTGAGACACTGATAACCAAGAAGAGTTGTCGCATAACCGATAAGTCGAATCGGATCGGCCGCAGGCAATTCCATCTGTTCGCCAGTGAGTTCTTTGAAACAGGAGCATACGTCAGAAATCCACTGGTCTCTTACATCTTCCAGCGTTATATCATCGATAAAACTGACTTCAGGCACATTTGCCAGTTCAGGTATTTTGCTCAATGTCAATCACCACCTTCGGTGTTACAAGACCGGATGCCGCATCGCCACTCCAGACAACCTGTTTGACAACGGCTCTCGGTTCATATTTTCTTGTTTTTCTTATAAGTTCAGCTTCAAGCATTGCTTTTGCTGAAGGTATCGGCATATCAAGGAAACTCCAATCAATACCGAAATCACGGTCAAGAGCGAGTGTGCCGACTCTGCTGCCGTATAAGACGGTAAGGCAGCGAAGAATATCCTGCCATTCGTCATTCTGTTTGTTTATATCAATCTCAACAGTTTCTGAAATGTTCATTCTTTCACCGCCTTACATAGTTTCAACATATTCCGTCAACGAAATCTTCACGGTTGCCTGCGAAAGTTCGCCCATTGAATAGAGGTTATCCCACGTTTCGCTCACGCTATCGAGAGACCACAAGTGTTTTCCCACGGGTTTACCACCTATCTGGAGCAGATAAGCAAGACCGCCTTCGGCCATTTCGGCAAGAAGGTCAAGCATTAATCTGGGACGAACTCCGTATTCTGCCCGCAACGTTATATCGAAGCTGAAAGACTGCAGTCCGGGGCCAAGATATTCTGTGCGGGGTTTGCCTTTGATTACTTCGTGTACGGTTGTTCTTTTGGAAATATTTCTGCTTATGTTATTCGGGGTCAGAACGGCGAGGCTCGACACCGAAAAAACGATAGGTCCGAAAGAGCCTATAAACATTCAATTCCCCCTTATCCTATTGGCGGTCCTGAAGGACTGCCGGGAGCTGTGCAATTATGTGTATGTGCTTTGAAATGAATACCGTCAACCGTGGTGAGGCCTCCACCATCAATTGTGATTCCTGCACTTGACGAAATCGTGATTCCGCCTGCACCAGAAATCGTAATGCTGCCGTCTGACTCAACCTTAACGCTTGATGCACCCTTTATGTTCAAAGAACCTTCTGATTTGACCTTATAATCGCCCTCAGAAGACCTTTCAACATTACCCTTGGTTTTTTCCTCAAGGTCACCGTCAACGGTCATTTCAACGTCATCATCGTTGTGTATAAGCATTTTGCCTTCGTTGCCTTCTCCGACTTCGGGGTCATCATACTGCCAATAACACCTTCCCTGCTTACGGGAAAAGTCTTTGCGGCGAATACCCTGTTTGACACCATCGGGCGGAGCGTGATTCTTGCTCCAATATCTTCCCATAATAATGCCCTTGGAAGATCCGTTCTCAAGGTGAAAAACACAAACAAGGTCATCAACCTCAGGTTCGTAGTATTCTTCAAACGGGCAAAAATATGGGAGTTCTATTGTAGTGCAATTATCACGGTCTGCGTAAACAACACGGGCTGTGCCTTTTTCATAGTTGCAGGAGCTGACTTTTCCGATGCGAAAAAAGCTCTCGTTTTTCTTACTCATTCAACTCCTCCTAAATCGAAGCGACCACTTTACTCAATTCAAGTGAGGTCTTGTAACCACCACCGACAGAGTGTGACACTTTCTTGATGTAATATTTACCGTCAGCCTTTCCAAGACCAACAATTTCAACACATTGAGAAGATACAAGATCGGGATTGCCCGGTATGGTAATGCTCAATGTTGTTTGTTCTTCGTTTGCTTTATTAACTTCGGCCTTTATTTTCTTCTCTGCATCTTCCTGACTGTCAGCTTTTCCGCTCACAGAAAGCATTCTTTGTTCAGTGCCAACCTTCGCCTCAATTTCCTCTTCGGAATCGGGATCGGTGTATGCCATTTTACCGCCTGTGTATGTACCTGCAAGGGACGTTTTGAAATTCCAAGAAATCATTTTATCCTTTGAGATAACACTGACCGCAGGCATACTCTTGTAGGTTTCACGGTCAAAAATAACCAGTGCTTTTGAATAAACCTTGAGGCTCAGGCCATTTTCTTCG